GAAGAATATAGTTCTGGAAGATTTGCTAAATCAGAAGCACCAGATACATTTGTAGATGTTGTAGTTGAAGATTCAGGAACAATATTATCAATTAAAACAGAAGTTCCTTTATATAAAGGGGTAAATTGATAATATGGATTAGCTTTATATGTTGCTGTTGGATCATTAAAAGGTCCACGTTTATGATTTGCTTGAGCTACTTTAAATCTAATTAATTCCTTACCATTACCATTATATCCTATAACAGTTTCTCCCACTGCAAAAGTTCCAGTGGTCATTGAAATTTCAAGTAACTTAGGAATTATATACTTAGATACATCTTGACCATCAAAGAATGCATAAAGACCAGTTTGTGGTTTTAAAGTTTTAGCATCAAATCTAATATTTCTAGATCTCATGTAAGAACTTATTTGAGTGTTGATTACCTTAGGACCTTCATTAATTGTACTAAAGGTTTCTCTCTTTAAAGTTCTTGAAGCTGTTCTTGCTGAAGTACCAGTTCTAGTCTGAGTTGTAGTTGTAGTTTTTACTAACTCATCTCCTCTCCAACCTTGGCTGCTACTTGACCCACCAGAATCCCATCCAGTCCAATTATCTTGCCATCCACCCCAAGTAACAGGACCATATCCTGCTCTAGAATCAAATCCAGCTTGATCTAATTGTTCTGAAGTTTCAGTGTATGTCGTAAGATCTTCATTTTTAGCTTCAAGCACAACTTGATCTACCCATATATCACTATCTGGAAGTAGATCTATGGTTCCACCATAGTAACTTACAAGATATGGAGTAACATTTTCAACTCTAGTAGCAAAAAGTTGTGATAAATAAGTTTCATCATAATAATCTAAAGTCAAAACCCTACCAGTTTTTCTTATACCATTAGCACTATCTAAGTCTAATTTCAGATCCAATTCAGTTGTATATGGAGAAGGTCTTAATACTCCATTATGAAAATCAATAGCATTTTTTACTATAGTAGTTTTAATTTGATTATCAGTATTAGAAAAATCATCTACAAAGAATCCAGATTTAAATCTATTTAATCCATCACTATCAGTGATTTGCATATTTAAAGTTTCATTCTCTAATAAAGAAAGTGAAGTATAAAATTCTAAATTTTCAATTCTCTTTTCAAGTTTATTGATATCACTCATTTGATATCTCTTATAATTTGCAAGACTAATACTTGCATTATTAATATTAAAAAGATAAGCTGGTAACTTTATAGTTGCTACTTCTAATGCTCCATCAATAGGAAGAGGTAATTCTGGAGTTTCTGCAGGAACTCCTTTTATTAATTGGAATTTTCCTCCTTTACTGAGATATATTTTATCAACTCTAGGGAGATAGAATGAATAATCTAATAGAATAGATTTATCAGATGCTAATATATTAGTAGAAGAATTTCCAGATGCATCAAAAGATCTACCTAAAAATTCAAAAGGAGACCTGGAAGTGCCTGAAAAATCAGAAACTCTAGGTCTTATATCTAAAATATCACTTACTCTAGTATCATTAATTACTTTTAGACTTCCATAATCAAAATTATCATAAGAATTGACAGTAGTAATATCTCCAGTATCTGAAGATGTATAATAAGCAGATTCAAATACAATATTTAATTGGTGAATAGGTGCATCATATCCTGATTTTCTTATCAATCTAGAATAGTCATAAATTGTATTTCTTTGACCATCATCATATGTAAATTCATCTGTTATATTATTAGAACCTATTGAAAGAGCTCCTACTGTAGCTGTAATTCCAGATTCTTTGAAAGTAACAACTTCTCCAATTTGAATATCAAAATCATTTAATAATGTATAATTAATTGAAGAATCACTATTTTTACTAATATAAATTCCAATAGCATCACTATTTTTTCCAACAAATTTTTCACCTATCAAAAGATCTCCTGTTTTTGCTGTAGGACTATTGATAGAACTTAAAGTTAATACTGGAAAAATAGGAGCACTTACATTAGTAGATTCAAATACTCCATATACTTTAGTAACATCAGGAGCATTTAACGAAATTTCATTATCTTGAACTCTGGTTCCATAAACGGTATTGTATGTTAATCCATCATTTAATGTAGTAGTTCCAATTCCAGATATTGATGAAGCTGATCCAACTACAGTAAGTATATTAATTTTTTGCTTCTCTTTAACTTTTTCTTTTACATTTATTTTACGTAGAGTTGCTATCAACTTAGCAGGACTATTAGCACCTAATCCATTAATAGTTAATCCAGTAGAACCTGAAGTAAAATTAAATTTATCTGCAGATAAAGATTCTGTAGTTCCATCAGTTCTTATTAAAACATAATCCTCTTCATCATAAGGTAAAAATGTTTCATTAGAACTTCCACTATTAATAACTCCAGTAGAATTACCAGTAATAGTTACATCAAATTGTTTTCTAATTGTAATATGAGAATTTGTTAAATCTACATTTGAAATATTATCTTTAGGGAATTGTGTATATAAATTATTATCCTCTGAAGATTGGAATTGAGAAGAAAGTATTCTAAAATTAGATGGATTAATTGTGCTAGTAGGAAGACCACCATCACATATACCAGTAACACTACTAACTCCAGCAATAGTTAAAGCATGTTGAGAAACACTTTCAACTCTTGCATATGAAACAGTGCTTTTTCCAGGATTTGTATATTCAACAATATTTCCAACAGTAGCAATTCCACTAAAGAATTTAGTTGGATTTGTAAAAGTAACTGTTGATATACCTAAGTAAGCTCCAGAAGTAGTAGCAATACTAATATTAACTTCTCCTATATGAGAAAATACACTTTGCTTTACATCAGCATTAAAAGTACTTGCTGTACTTACAGTTCCATTAATAGACTTAATATCACTAGTGTTATAGGATGTAGATCCTGCTGAAATGTTTCCACTTTCTACTCCATTGAATATTAATTGCTCACCAGTAACAAATGTTCCTTTAGTATTATATGCAGTAATAGCAGTGCCAACAGAATTATATCTCAAAAATCCAGTAGCACCACTAGATTTTCCTTTAATATGAGTAGGGACAACTAAAGCATTTGATGGGTTAGTATTTAAAGTTATGTTGGTATAAGTTTGAATATCATATAAGGCAATATCCCATTCATTTTCATCAGCATTAGAAGCATTATAAGAACCTGATTCTAAAGCAAAATCATATACACGTGCCAATCCTATCTCTTTACCAGCAGCAGTAGTACCTGCAGCACCAACTCTTTGATCTCTTAGACTTACAGTATAATCAGTGCCTATTCCTATAATAGGAGATCCAGAAACTCTATTAATAGTAAACGTAGGACCAGTAACATAATTAATACTTTGATCTTCTAAAAGTTTTGTAGTTCTTGGTTTATCAAAATCAAGATATGTAGGAACTATAGTTTCTACTTCAAATCCTTCCACATAAGCTTTTCCTGGTGATAATCTATAAGTTCCTAAATCATCACTAGGAGTGCTGTTATTGTAAGTGGTTTGACTGGCATTGAAAATTCCATTATTGCCATCATAATTATTTAAAGTATTTCTTGCTGTAAGTGTAAATGGTTTAATATAATAATTACCAGATTCATCAAAAGTTCTTCTAGCAAATTCATTTGCTAATTCATTATAATCAGCCTCTTGACGCACATAAATTAACTCACCATTTCTAATCTCCATCAAATCTATGAAATTAGATGGTTTAGTTTCATTAGGATCTATAGATCTTAATCTTACAGTTATACTTAATCTATCAGCTCCTGGAGCTGTATAATTACTATATCCAGCAGCATTATCATTTAAAGATTCATCCAAATCTGGCGTAACAATAGATTCTCTAACTTGCAATCCTACTTTAAAACTAACATCACTTCTATAAGGATCTAAAACAATAGTTTGAGTTGGAACTTCTACAAAATATCCTCTTACAAAATAAATGCCATTAGATAATACTGCTGCGCTTCCAGTAAAAGAGCAATTTTCATCTACAGTTTGAGCTATGGGTTCTCCTGGTTGGAAAGTCAATCCACTTGTAGTGGTTAATACTCTATTATCTAATAATAAACTTTCTCCTGCAGAAAATATTTCATTATCTTCACCACCAGTATTTAAATATGAAACAAATAAAAGATACCAATTACCATCAAGTGGTTTTCCAATAAATGATTTTATTTTAGCTTTTACTCCAGACTGACTACCAATTACTACCTCACCAACTAAATTTCTTAAATATGATGAAACGTCTATTCCTTCATTTGATTGTTGTATTCTAACAGAAGTATATGCTCCATTATATCTAACTCCTCCACCAGTTACTGAAGAACCATCTTTAAAAATATGTTGCCCAAATTTTTCAATCTGATTCTGAAGAACAGATTGAATTCCTGTTAATTCCCTTGCCTGTACTGGTAATCCAGGTTTAAATAATATTTTGCAATAATTGTCTTTTGCATTAAAATCGTCAAAATAAGGAGCGACGTTTAAATTAATTTCCTGAGGCATGATTCTTTAGAATTGCAAAATGACTTTGATATCTTCTCTTTGGTTAGCAGACCTAGTAATAGAAGGTCTGTTATCAACGTAAATTATATTTCCAGAGTATTTCTTAACTTCAGGGTTAGCTACACCCTGAGTAAAACTCTGACCAAGGTAATATGTCCTATTATTTATTATGGTACTTATACCAGGACTTCCTGATGATCCAAAGTTAGTGTCAATACCCAAAGTACCTTCATTACTAGCAATGTTAACATTTCCACCAGTAGCAGGATTTGCAGTAAATCCATGTAATGAATATCCATATGTTGGATCTGTTCTAAGAGATCCATCACTATTAAATCCTACTAAACTTTTATCTTGCCAATACTTAAGAACTCCTGTTGTTTGGTCATAAGAAACAACTCTACCAACTGCAGTAGAACCAACTCCTACAGTTTGAGTTACTTGTCCATCCAAATTAAATGTAGCAGTAGTATAACCTGCGCCAATAAGTTTTAATGCATATAAAGCACTAGCTTTAGAAATAGTTAAATTAGATGATGAATCATATGCCTGAGGATTTTCTACAATTCCAATTCTAGCAACTTGGTTTCCTGTTATAAAATCTGGATTTTCTGTATCATTTTCAATTTTAGAATAAACTAAAACATTACTTGCTCCCAATTCCCTATAAACATCTGATCCATGACCACCTTGAGGAGGAATAACAACATTAAAAACTGGAGTAGTAGTACCCACAGGAACTCCACCAGCAACTAAATCAATAGTTCCATAAGTATAACCAGATCCACCTTTTGCTATATTAATAGATTCAACTTTAGCATCATTGTTAATAACAATAGTAGCTTCTGCACCAGCACCATCTCCATTTACTGGAACTCCAGTATATGTTCTATTAGCAGTTCCTATACCAGATCCTCTATTAATAATAGTAGCAATTTTTAATTGACCACTACTAGAAGCATTATCTCTTACAGCAGAGTTATCTGTGCTTGTATCCCAATCATTAGGAACAGGTATAAAGTTAGTAGAATCAAATTTAGCAATATCACCTGGTTTAATGGTGTAAAGATATTTCCAAATATAACCATCTCCACTATCACCTGCTGCTTTAGGTTCTAAATCTGTAAATGTAGGTTGGTCTAGTGAAGGTCTTCCTGTGGTATTTTCTGGGTCTGTTCCATTTTGTAGACAAATATAAACTTTAAAATCTTCATTAACAACATAAAATTTGGCAGAATATAAATTAGTTGCTCCAGAAGGTTGTGCTAAATTAGTTCTACTAATATCTCCTCTATACATATCATAAGTTATACCTGAAGTCCAAGTATTCTTATTAACCATCCTACGTACATCTGAAGAAGTTACTTTCTTCAGTGCTACCATAGTATCCCAATAATCATCTTCTTGATCAAAACTATCCTTAGGTGCAGGAGGGTTTGAATCCCAAGTAGAAGAATAGTTAGTAGCATTAGGTAAACCAACAAAAGAATAATATGAATTGACAGTAGAAGTTGCTGCAGAGACAAAATTCTCAGCATTCAATATTCTAAGTTGATCAGTTATAATGGCTGACATTTTTACTATTTTTTTAGTTATTTATGTGTTATAATTTACGTATCTTAAAGGATTAACCCTTTCAATTATTGGAGAACTAGATATACCACTCAATCCAGTAGAATTACCAGCATAAGAAGTGAATACTCTTGCTGATCCTCTAGGAGAAGTTTGTATTCTTCCCCAACTATATTCCCCAAAGAATTCACTATGTCCAAGTCCAGTCAATCCATTATAATCCTGAACACTAACTGTCACTTGAGCAACATAAGTCAATCCAATACCAATACCCATAGTCTGAGCAATAGAAACCTGAGCAACTTCATAGACATTATCTAAGAAGGATGTTCCTATACCAACAACAGTACCATCTTGATATAGAGAAGTTACTGAAGCACCTACATTAGAATTAGAGACTGTAAAGTAATATCCAGTTGTAATTCCACTTACGGTTAAAGCACTTCCAACAATAGATGCATCTCTGAATAAAGATTCTTTTGGAAGTAATAAATCAAATACAATACCAGTAGATGCTACACCAACAGATGTTGTAGATATACCAGATATAATTCCAAAATCACCAGAATATGATACATCTTCAATAGTTTCAATAGAAGTAATTGACTTAGGTTCACCTATTAGAACTGCAGGAGCAGCAGTGCTAGTGTATGCAAATCCACTAGTAGTTCCTCCATAAGAAACTGTAATAGCATTCACAGTACCCACACCGCTTATAGTGGCAGTTGCTCTAGCACCTTGAGAAGTAGTCAATCCTATGGGAGTAACAATAGAAACAGATGGTGCTATAGTATATCCAACACCAGGATTTGTAATATCAAATGAAGTTACAGTTCCAGCAACAGATACAAAGGCAGTAGCAGATGCTCCTACAAAACTATCTTGAGAAATGATTCTAATATCATTCTGTCCAGTATAGTTTTCCTTTGAACTATCAAAGAAAGTTCTTACATTAGAAACAAAAATAACAGTAGATCCAACACCAACAGATTGAATGATATTAGTATTAGGGTATATTAATGGTTCATAATGAGGTCTATCTTTAGTAACTGCATCACCATCAATAAATTTATCTTCAGTTTGTTTAGACCATGTAACAGATCTTTGGAAAGTTTCATTAGTAGTAATACCAGGTCCAGAATATGGATTAGTATCTACACTATCAGAAGAATTAATAATAGTTACTGTTCTATTATTTTCTTCTAAAGAAATAGACTGGTCATACAATTTAATTTCATCTCCCACTTTAACTGTTTCTAAAATATCAACATTACTAACATCAACAGATCCAGTTCCTCTATAGAATAGAATCTTAGAAGTATCTCCTGCTTTTGGAGCTTCCTTAAAGGTTATAAAACTACCACCTTTAAATTCATATCCATCTCCAGGTCCTTGAAGAATATCATTAATGAATACTAATAATAGAACTTCAACATCTATATTTGAACCAGGTTTTGATTGAATAGTTTGTTGAGTGCCATTAAGATTTAAAGCAAAAGAAATTGTCTTTCCATCAAATAATGCATCTAAAGGATCTAAAACTTGGAAGTCTCCAACTGTCCATCCAGCAAAACTATCACTTACAGTTTCATTGACTGTGAGTTGGAATTCTCTAAATTCAGTAGCACCTGCAGTTGGAATACCCACAGTGCCACCAACACCTATGGTTAACTTTTGAGTTTCACCATAA